ATTCAATCTAACAAAGTCGGCCCACATTCGCATCTACCAAGACTGTTTTTGTGAATACTCATTCGCAAGAAACAGCCACCAATTTTGCTTATGACTGGTTCACTTTGCATGTTGTAATGTCTAGCACTGCCCCTGCTTATTTCACTCTCTGTGATCGGTGGTTCCACTAACATTATGTTATCATCACCAAGAACTAACATTAACTTCATTTGTTTGCCTTTGTCTTTAAAAATTTTCCGACTTACGATTAAATTTACCAAAGCATTACCTATTGCAGTAGTTGCTTGGCCTGTGAGGCGGCTGGCATCACCTTTAAATTTAGTTCCGGCACCTTTGGCTCTCCAACGTCTGTGCACTGTTTTCCACATTTCAACTACGCTTGGATTAACGTTTAATTTTTTATAAATTTCCATCTCCGTATTGATCAAAGTCCAATCTGTTTGTCTGTCTTGCTTCTTAAAATCGTTTTCAGCGAAGACAATATTGCCGCTTACGTTGTTCAAAATTGCTGACAATTGTGCAGGGGTCTTTCCATCTGCGTAAATGACGTTTTTCACAAGAATTCTATGCAAATTTTTCTTTGCCCCTGTGTTGAAACAGCTCATCATCAAAGCAAAAAATTTCCTTTGCCATGCTATTATTCGCATCTCTTGTTCGACGATTGTCTCAGGCATTTTTGTATCAGGCTTCGCGTCTAACATGCAAATGGCTACATCTTTCATTCTTGACTCTAACTTAATGTGTATGTTTACCTTATCCATTCCATGCACATCTATGCCTTCAGAGCATATTTGTAACAACTCATTACTTATTTTAACACAATCCGGCCTTTTTCTCAACCACTCAAGCATGTCTTCATGGTTAATGTTAACGGGCGGCAAATTTTTGACGCCTCCTTTAATAAAATATGTTTCTGCAAATAAGTTAGCATCTTCTATTGGATCATGTTCAACTTGACGTAAACTTAAATAACTTCCAAATAAAGCACTTACAGCTTGCGAACTACCAAAAAAGCGTGACACGTAATTTGGTTGACTGTGCGTTGGATACGTTACAGTGGTTGACTTTGCTACCTGTTTGACACCTTTAAAATGAGGATTGACTTGCATTTTAATGTCTCTTTTTGGCAGACTGAGTGTAAACGGCAATATTCCAGTTTCGTCGTCCCAATAATTCATTATGTGAGGTGGCACCAACTCTTCTACAACATCTCCGTTCACTGGACCCGTCTCCACTCCAAAACCAATAAACAACATGTTCCCTGAATCATTTTCACTGGTAAATTCGTGGTATACGTCACTCGAGTCATTTAGCTGCAAAGTATTCGCAACTTCAAGACCTATGAGATTGCTAATAACTTCTTCACTTATTTTTTGCGTACTTTCGGCTGAAGCGCCTTTGGTAGCTACCCAATCCATCACCTCATGTTGAATTTCATCAACTCTTATTGGTTCCTTGGTTAAACCCTGTCCCGTTAATCTAAGATTAAATAACATCATCGCATCAAAATCTATTATCGTTTTGTTTGACCATGCGTAACCTAAGGGCATTGCTCCAAATTCGGCATGTTTCGCTTCGTTGTTCAACGTTATTTCTACTATTTGATCTTCATTGTCAGAATACCACGAAGATTTGATTTTATAATTGAGATTTCCAACTATTTTCTTAATCCACTTGATGCTCATTCTGGTCGACACAAAGTTCTCCCTATTAACACTTTCATCTGTTTGCTGTTCATGTTTGATCAATGCATCAAGCAATTTGGACGTTGAACTGGGTTTTAAGTCATTGCCATCAGCGGTCCAATTTAATTTATCAGCCCACTTAACGACATTAACGGCTTCTTCATTGTCGCCGCCAAAGCTACCTTGCATGTAAAATTCAGTGCACCACGTCGTCGCCACCGATCGCAATCTTTCTGTATTACGTTGACCCTTGTCAGAATGGTCAGCAATCACGAAGTTAAAAGACCAAATACCGCTTAAAAATTTAATTCTTATTGGTCCCCCGAAGATTAGAGCTGTAGCTACCGGAATGTCTTTTGCTGTCAACTTTGGCTTGAGTCTCAAGTTAGAAACTCCAATTTTTCCAAGAATTTTTCTTTCTTTAAGCCAATGATGATCCCTGTTATCAAAATTGTACGCGCAAATGATTTGAGCGTTAGGATCGACAGGTTTGTTTGCATGAGTGTCGTCATCGTTAATTGCGCGCGCTTTGTCTGCAGTGGTCAACCACCCCATGTCGGACTC